TTTGTCCCAAATCACGTTGCTGACTCGTTCTTTGCATCTGTTTATCCTACTATTACTTCTGGTAAAAACACCAAAGTAATTATTGTATCTACCCCACATGGTATGAATCACTTCTACCGTATGTGGCATGATGCGGAAAGAAATAAGAATGAATATATCCCAACAGAGGTTCATTGGTCAGAAGTTCCTGGAAGAGACGTTGTATGGAAGGAACAGACTATTGCAAACACTTCTGAAGAACAGTTTCGTGTTGAGTTTGAATGCGAATTCTTAGGATCAGTTAATACTCTCATTGCTCCATCAAAATTAAAAATGTTGGCATATGAAGATCCAATACAAAGAAATGCTGGATTGGATGTTTATGAAAATCCAATAAAAGAGCATAACTATCTAATTACAGTTGACGTTGCTCGCGGATTGGGGAATGACTATTCAGCATTTATTATATTTGATATAACAGAATTTCCATATAAAGTAGTAGCAAAGTATAGAAATAATGAAATAAAACCGATGCTATTTCCAAGCGTCATTTACGAT